CGCACCGCCTGCGAGGTTAGTTGCAGTTGTGGCGGTTGTAGCCAATGTAGCCGTAGCCGCGTTGCCCGTAGTGTTTTGGTTAAAGGTGGGCCAAGTAAATGTGCCAGTTGAGAAATTGCCAGATTGTGGCGTTCCTAAAATGGGCGTAACCAAGGTCGGGCTTGTTGCAAAAACTAATGAACCACTACCAGTTTCATCAGTTACAGCAGACGCTAGATTAGCGCTAGAAGGCGTTGCAAGCCATGTGGCTATCCCAGCGCCTAATCCA